TCTGGCCAACGCACCTATCAATACTGAGGCGCACGCAAATGCCCAATCTCAGCTTTCTTCTGGTAGAGTAAAACTTTTAATTGATGAAAGAGTTGCAAAGGGAAAATTATTAGGAACTGTTAAAGGAAATAATATGAAACCTGAAGAAAGGGCAGAATATTTAAAACCGTTTACATTAACTTCCATATTAAGAGAAGAGATGATGAATCTGCGAGAAGAGAATGATGGAACTAACATTATTCTTAAACGTGCAAATAAAGGTATCGCAAAGGATAAATTTTCTGCTTTTGAATACGGACTTTATTATATCAAAAAAGAAGAAGATGAAAAGAAGAGAAGAAAAAAGAAATTTAATGCTAAAGAATTTAGATTTAAGTAATGAGGAGAAAATAAAATGGATGCTAGTAGAGGAGAAATAAAAATCCATGAGATTTTGGAGAACTTCGGTCTAAACTATAAAATGGAATTTATGTTTTCAGATTTGAAGACCTCCTCTGGCACTCCTCTTCGTTTTGATTTCGTTGTGTTTGATGATGATGGAAACATTGATTTCTTAATAGAATATCAGGGTAGACAACATTACGAGGCCTCGTCACGATTCGGTGGCAAAGCGGGCCTCCGCAAACAGCAGTACAATGACCAACAAAAACGAAGATATTGTGCATTTCATGGTTATAAGTTAGTGGAAATTCCGTATACAGAAGAAAATCTTATTTCTTATGATTATATTATGAAAAAGGCTGGTTATTAAGCCAGCTTCCTACACTTTAGAGAAGGGGGTGAAAAATTGAGAAATAGACAAGAATATATATACGATGACAAAGGCTCATATCTTGTCAAACCAAAAGTAGAGTTTGGTAAAATCAAAATAGATAGAAAAACTATTAATGATGCTACTTTAAAAATGACTCAGCGTACTTATAAATGCGGTTCGAGAACATTTAAAATTGCTGATATTTATAGAGCGATAGATGAAAAGAATTTATTTTATTTGAGAGATATATCAAACTTCTTTTATGATACTAATGGTATTTATTCAAGGATATGTGATTACTTTGCTAACATGTATAGATTCGACTGGTACATCGTCCCTGAGATCTATGACCAAGAAAAGGTTGACAATGATAAAGTATTAAAGAAACTTTATTTCCTTTTAGGTTTTTTAGATGGTTCTTATATAAAAAAGAATTGTGGAGATATAGCATTAAAAGTTATTAAGAATGGAGCTTACTATGGCTATTTGGTGCCATCAAAAAATGGAATAGTCTTACAAGAATTACCTATTGCCTATTGTAGAAGTCTTTATAATTCTGGAAGTACACCAGTTATTGAATTTAACATGAGATACTTTGATGAAAATTTCATCGACCCAGAGTATAGAACTAAAATTCTTAATATGTTTCCCGATGAATTCAAAAAGGGTTATGTCCTTTATAAACAAGGTAAATTACCCGGAGATAATATACAGCAATCAACCTATTGGACAGGTACTCCAAGATGGTCACCCGCTTATATAAAAGATGGTTGGTACGCTCTTGAAGTTGGTTCTGCAATAAAATTTGCTTTTGCCAATGGAGATCAACCTCTTTTTGTAAAAGCTATTCCCGCAATTTTAGACTTAATGAATTCACAGGGAATAGATAAGCAGAAGCAGCTGCAGAATTTGCAGAAACTTCTCATTCAAAAATATCCACTTGATAAGAACTTTGATTTAGTATTTGATTTGGATGAAATTAAAGACCTCCATGAAAATACCGTAGAAATGGTTGAAGATAATATTGGAGTTGGAGTTGTTTCTACTGTTGCAGATGTTGATGCAGTAGATATTGCAGATAATTCCACTTCTCAAAGTACAGATGTATTGGAAAGAATGGAACGTGGAGTTTACAATGCTTTTGGTGTTTCAAGAAACTTATTTAATTCTGACACAAGTTTGGCTCTTGAAAAATCTATTCTTGATGATGAATCTTCATTAAGAACTTTATTATTACAATTTACTGCTTTTTTTGATAATATTGTGCAGCATTTAGCTTCCAATAGTAAATTTAAGTATAGATTCTATATGCTTGAAACTACACAATATAATTATAAAGAATTATCAAAAATGTATAAAGAGCAAGTACAGATTGGTTATTCTAAAATGTTACCTCAGATTGCTCTTGGTCATTCACAAAGTTCTATTTTACATAATGCTTACTTTGAAAATGAGGTATTGAATTTGAGTTCAATTATGATACCTCCTCTTATGTCTTCTACTATGAATGCAGAAAGTTTAGGAAGTATTACTGGTAAAGATAGCGGAGAATCACAAGAGGGTGCGGGCCGCCCCGAGAAGAGCGACAGCGAAAAGTCTGAGAAGACAGCAGCTAACCTAGAATCTATGTAAGGAGGAGAAGGATGAAACATACAAGTGTTATTGCAGGTGCGCCCTGCGAATTTATTGATGTAAAGCCTTTGAACCCACTTATTTCCAAATGTCATATTAAGGTTTGTTATGTAAGTGACAAGCCTAATCGTAATGGTAGTGTAATTACTAAAGAAGTAGCTACAAAAATGGCTAATTCACTTCCTGGTAGTCCTATTGTTGGCCTCTATAATGAGGCCACAGAGGACTTTGAGGAGCATAGTCGTTCCATTGAGATTTCTGGTGACAAATGGGAAGTCAAAGAACTTACTAAGCCTTATGGTTTTGTTCCTACGGACGCTAAGTGTTGGTTTCAAGATTTTATTGATGATGGAGATACTATTCATAAGTATCTTATGACAGAAGGTTATTTATGGACTGGTCAGTATCCAGAGTGTCAAAGAGTTATAGATAAGGGAAACAATCAATCTATGGAATTGGATCCAAATTCTATTGATGCTGAATGGTCAGAAAGTAATAATGACGAACCTTCATTTTTCATTATAAATGAAGCAATAATATCAAAACTTTGCATTTTGGGAGAAGAAATGGAACCTTGCTTTGAAGGTGCCACTATTAAAGGTGCTGATTATTCTTTAATTAAAGATAATGAAGAGTTTAAGAAACAGTTATTCTCTATGATGCAAGAAATAAAGGATTTATTGGAAAATACTGAAGAAGGAGGAACAGAAGATTTGGACGGAGATATCGAAATGATTGATGTTACTAATCCAGAGGCTCAGGTTGAAGAAACTGATGTTCAGGTTACTGATACAGAATTTGCTGATAACTCTGGTGAACAGGCAGAAGTTACTCCATCTTCTGAGGATGGCGAAGGCGCTGGTTCCGAAGAAGATAATGCAGAAGGACAGGCTGCCGGAGAAGAAGGTTCAGAAGGAAACAATGAATCTGGTGAAAATTCTGAGGGCGAAAATTTAGAAGACACAACCTCAGAAACTCAATATAATTTAGAAGAGATTCCTGAATATGTTGCTCTTGCTAAAGAGTACGCAGAGTTGGAATCACGCTGTGCCGCACTCGAAGCAGAGCTTACTCCACTTAAGGAGTTCAAGCTTAACGCAGAAAAGAAACAGAAGCAGGCAATGATTGATTCATTCTATATGCTTTCTGATTCTGATAAGGAAGATGTTATCAAGAACATTGATACTTATTCTTTAGACCAGATTGAGGCAAAGCTTTCAGTTATTTGTGTTCGCAACAAGGTAAGTTTTAACCTTGATTCAGAGGAAAAGAAGGAAGAAGTGCCCGCTGCTAATTTTAATTTAGACAGTTTAGCTTCTCCTGATGCTGCTCTTGAATCTGCTCCAGCATGGGTTAAGGCTGTCCTTGAAACCGAAAAAGAAATGGTATAAAATTTTAAAAGGAGGAAAATACAAAAATGTATAAGGATTTTGTAAAGAAAATCATTACTTATAAGAACCCTGCTACATTTGTAGAGTATGGCTACGGTCAGGTTGAGCCTAATCATCTTTCAGCTCAGCGCACTGGTCAGATCTACGCTCAGCTCCCTGCTGCAGCTTCCATTGATGTACTCCAGAATGGTCAGTTTGCTAAGTACGACTATGCTAATGGTCTCGTAAACTTCACTGGCGCTGGTGAGTGGATGCTTGTTTATAATGAAATCAAGCTTTATAGAGGTGATGAGCAGGCTGATTGCGAGTTCGCTATGAAGAAGGGTGACTATCAGGCTAGACTTTATAGCCCAGCTTCTCATCCACAGGGTACTGCACAGACTAGATACTATAACGGTGTAGATTCTACTGGTGCTACTTCAAAGCAGATTAACACTGATGTTACTATTGTTTATGATGATGTAACTGCTGGTGACGATCCTAGAGAGAGCCACTACAATGAGGATCCTTTCCATATCCTCACAAAGAACCAGCCTAAGAAGATGCCTGAGGGTACTACAATGGTTCCTCGTCTTTTCAAGACAAACATTGGTGATATTTTTACAACTAATACTGTTAAGGCTAAGGTTGACGAGACTGGCGACGAGCCTGAGATCGTTCCATTCCAGCTTGGTGATACACTTACTCCTGGTACTGATGGTATCCTCGAGGACGCAACTGGCGCTGCTGCTGGTTCAATGATTTGGCAGGTAGTTAAGATCTACACAATGCCAGATGGTCAGGCTGGACTTAAGTTAATGAGAATCGCATAAGAAAGGAGAAATTAAGATGGCTTTAGATAAACAGAATTTAGTCGCTTTGGGTAAGATCGTTGCTAAGGCAGATTCTTCAACTCCTTCAACTTATAGTTTTGGTGGACAGAATCTTTCTTATGACGCACTCAATGAGACATTTAGAAAAGAAATGAATGAATTAGCTGGTACATATGCTCTTTATAGAGAGAACAAGAACCTTATCTTCTCTATTATTGAAGAAGTTCTTGATGATGTACTTCCTAAGGTAGTTACAGAACAGTACGACAAGTTCGCTGAAGTACGTACATTCGCACAGGGTGACAAGATCGTATTCCGTAGAAAGCTTGCTCGTAGCTCAAGAGCAAAGCAGTTCATCACAAGAGTTGGTCTTGCTGGTATCTATGAGGTATTCAAGCTTGACAAGTCTTGGGAGACTTTTGAAGTAAGAACATCTGCTATTGGTGGTGCTGCTCAGATTGGATTTGAGGAGTTCCTTGATGGACGTGTTGACTTCGCAGAAGTTACACAGATTGTTCTTGATGGTATGAACGAACTCATTTATAGAGAGATTGGTGAGGCTCTTAAGGCTTCTATCAACCAGCTCCCTCCTGCAAATATTCACGTTTGCAACGGTTTCGATGAGGACGCTCTCGACAGACTTATCACTATTGCTTCTGCTTATGGTACACCTACTATTTACTGCACTTACGAGTTTGCAGTTAAGATGGTACCTCAGGAAGCTTGGAGATACACTGAGGCTATGAAGGACCAGCTTTGGAAGACTGGTAAGCTTGCTGACTACAAGGGAACAAAGGTTGTTATCCTTGAGCAGGGCTTCGAAGATGGTACAAACTCAACTAAGGTTATTGACCCTGGTTATGCTTACATCATCCCTACTGGTGCTGACACTAAGCCTGTTAAGGTTGCATTCGAAGGTAATACAATTATCGACGAGTACAACAACAAGGATCGTTCAAGAGAACTTCAGGTTTACAAGAAGGTTGGCGTAACTTGCATGCTCGCTAACAACATCTGCGCATTCATCGACAGCTCACTTGCTGGTAAGATGTCTACTGCTGATATGGTTAACCGTAGCCTTGATATCCTTGACTACACCGGTGTTAACCACACTGTTCACAAGACAGTACATAGCTGATAATAAAAATCTTGGGGGATGGGGTTTAATCCCCTCCCCCATTTTTTGTTATATTTTTTAAGAGATAAAGGAGATAAAATATGGAGACAAATACAAACAAAAAGTGTTCAGTAAAGAACAGAAGTATTGGAATGGTAAGTTATAAGATTCCAGAAGCAAATATCAAGAGAAATATTCAGCCTGGTGAAACCATCGTAGTTGATTACGACGAATTGGTTAAGTTGGCATATCAGCCAGGAGGTAGGGAATTAATGGAGCAGTACCTTCAGATTGCCGAAGTTGAGGCGAGAAAAGATCTTGGACTTAAGACAGAACTTGAGTACGACATGTCTGAACAGGATGTTGTAGACTTGCTTACAACTGGTTCACTCGATCAGTTCCTTGATGCTTTGGATTTTGCTCCAGAAGGAGTAATTACACTTATTAAAGCACTTTCTGTTAAGTTACCTCTTGAGAGTACATCTAAGAGAAAGGCACTTAAGGAGAAGACTGGTTTTGACGTTGATGCGGCCCTTGCTAATTCGGAGCCCGACAACGAGGACGAGGAAAAGGCAAAGTCTGAAACACATACGCGTCGTGTTCAGCCTGCTGCTACAAGCAGCACCCCTGTCCGCAGAACTACTCCAAAGTATAATGTTGTAGATAAAAAAGAGTAATATGTAATTAAGGAGGAATAGTATGGAAGAAGGAACACGTTTTTCTACCATCTATAACCGCTTTCTTGAAAAAATTACTGATGATATGTATTCGGAGTTTATGACACCGCAAGATACAATTAGAGATTTGCAAAGCCTTCTCAAAGATGCATTACCTGGATTTGAATTTCCGAGAGTTAATTTGTTTGATTACACAATTAACGAAAAGATTATTCCGGCAGAGGATGTTACCGATGAAGACTTTGTAATTGGTAATATTGATGAAGATCCAGTCCCACAAGTTGTTGTTGATGATTCTTACTTCGCGGCGGTACTTACCCCGGAAGAGGTAAACATTTTGGCGATTATTATGAAACAAGGTTGGGTTCAGCGCCAATTGACCTCTATTGAAAATACTCGTATGAAATATTCTGGTGCAGATTTTAAAATGACCTCTCAAGCAAATCACATGGCTAAACTTAAGGAATTGCTTGACGAGTCGAGAAGAGACTCTTTGCACAATCAGAGATTGTATAAGAGAAGAAAATTAAAGGATGATGGAAGTTATAGATCAAATTGGTCTATACTCCGTAAAAATAATGCTAACGAAGAAATATAATCTGGACATTTCAGAAGAGAGTATTGGAACAAATGTTTCACGCTTAACCAACCAAATTTGGAAATTAATTCCTATGCGTGAACACGAAGAAGATTGGATAAAACAGCTTGATACTGTTCTTGTTGAGTTAGTAGGACTAAATGAACTTTTCTTTAGTCCTAATTTCTTGCAGATTTTGGCTAAGTTAGAAGGTTTGCGTTCTGAAGAAGTTGAATTTGGCATTTATAGAAAAACTGTCTTTGAATGTATAAGTTTATTAAGAGATTTTTATGATGCAAAATAAAAATAACTCTATCAGACGCATGACTAACAGACTTGGGTGGGATCTTGGAGCAAATCATCCACAAGGTAATCTGAATGTAGGTTTAGAAGGAATGGATAACATGTCTGACGTTCTTGTAAAAAATGGCGGATATGGACAACAAGAAAGAATGATATTTGATAAACGCAGAACTTTTGATCGCGTCCTGCGCAGCTCTTACCAGGCCGCAACCATTCGCAGGGTACAGAGCTTAGATCCTATTGAAAGTTCATCTAGTTCAAGAGTTTATGACCCCAACCCACATGAATATTGTAAGGCATTAATTAACCCTGACAAAAATAAGATGGACTACGATGATAAAATTGTGTCAATACACAATGAAGAAGATTATCATTCAGGTGATATATTTGAATGGGTTGGAACTAATACTTTTTGGCTTATTCATTTGCAAGAATTAACTGAATTGGCTTATTTTAGAGCAGAGATAAGAAGATGTAATTATGAAATAAAATGGGAAGATGAAATGGGTATAAGACATTCTACCTATGCCGCAGTACGTGGACCAGTAGAAACAAAAATTGATTATATCCAAAAACACGGTATCAGTATTGATAATCCTAATCATTCTTTACATATTTTAATGCCAAGAACCAAAGAAGCACTTGAATATTTTAGACGTTATAGTAAGTTTTATTTGCAAGGAGAGAATGAAGGCTCGCCGCAAGTATGCTGGAGAGTTGAGGCGACAGACTGGATTTCTACTTCTGGTATACTTGAAATTACTGCGGTTGAATATTATGCAAATGAATTTGAAGATGATTTGGATCAAGGAATCGTTGGTAGTCTTATTATGAACCCACCAATTGATCCTAATCCACTTCCAGAGCCAACTGAGCCTATTATTGAGGGAGATACTTTCATTAAACCTAAAATTAAGTACAGTTATGTATTCACAGGAGAGGCTATTTCTGGTGCCTCTTGGTCTATTGTTGAAACTAACTGCCCCGCTAGACTTTATTTAGATCCCAGCAATCCTCTACAAATTCAAATTTGTTGGGAAGCTATTTATAGTGGGCAATTCACTATTAAGTATGGAGAGTATGAGAAGATAATAGTTGCACAGTCATTATATTGAGATAAAGGAGATATTAAATGAAAATTGAAGGCTTTTTAGAGCCAAAGTCCTCTTTTTTATCTGTTGAAAAAGATTTGGCTACTATAACAGACAAGATTATGAAGTGTGATAGAATAAAGCGTTTGCTTTACTACACAACTCCAGATGCTTTGGATCAACCTAATCTTACTCCAGAGCAGGAAAAAACTTTATTTCCAAAAAATATAAAGACAATTCCGAAATTATATGTTGATGGAAGTGTATTAAACTACATTATTATTAATTTTGATAATTTTATCCCAAATGCTACTAATCCAGAATTTAGAGATAATATAATTGAATTTGATATTGTTTGTCACTTCGATCAGTGGCAACTTAAGGACGCGAAATTACGACCTTATAGAATTGCTGCTGAACTTGATACGATGTTTGATGAAGCGCATTTAAGTGGAATAGGTAAGACAGAATTTGCGGGAGCCACTCAAATTATCCTCACGGACGAGTACGCGGGACTCTGCTTGATGTACCGTACGGTTCATGATGGTGATGATGAAAAGAATATGATTAACCCTAAAGAATGGGAATCTTATATTGAGGAGTTTAATAAGCAGTATAATGAGCGCAATTAACACTACTGCTCTTGCTACTGGAATTGATATAGTTATTCCTAAATGTCAGCTTATTTTACATCAACCAACTTTACTTGAAATTTCCTATATGGGAAGAGAAAAGTTTATGTCTGGTATTTATGCACTTAATATTTCTAAAGAGTCAATTAAGTTTGAGGACGAAATTGATTTAAGTGAAGTTTCAAATTTTCAATTATTTATGATGGTGATGGAAGACGAAAGAACTTTGGATAAAAAACAAGCCGTTCAAGAGGTTCTAAGTTTAATATTTCCTAAATATAAAATAAGCTTTACACCACGTTCATTAGTGTTTTATCAACAAGAAATAGGAATGATTACGGTAGATGATAACAATTTTGATGCACTACAAGAAATAATACAAATAGTATTTTGCTTAAATCGTAGGAAAGAAGATGAAATTGAATATAATGTTAAAGAGAGCGATAAAAGGGCAAAAGAAATTGCTGATAAGTTAAAACGTGGTAGAGAAAGAGTTGCTGAGATAAAAGGCAAAGAAGCCGGCGACTTTATATTAAACTATATTTCTATTCTTTCTGTTGGTCTTGGTATCCCAATGCCGCAACTTAGAGATTATACTTTATTTATGCTTTGTGACCAAGTAGAAAGATTTGGAATATATAAAAGTTGGGATATTGATATTAAATCTCGACTTGCGGGTGGTAAAATCGATCATGAGCCACCCGATTGGATGGCAAACATCCATAAAACTATTTGATAACACATTCGTGTTTATATAAAAATTTATTAAGGAGGAAAAGACGTAATGAAATATGGTATTCGTGAAATATGCGAAGTAGTTCTTCGTGCTAAGGGTACTATGAAGGTCGGTAAGAAGACTTTCTACAAGGACGAGCCTGTTCTTTACTTTGATACACTCAAGACTTCTACTTTTGAAGGAAGTTCAACAACTGTATATGCACAGGGTGGTCGTGGTAATGCCAGATTGATGTCATGGGACGGTGATAAGACTACAACTTTCACAATGGAAGATGCTCTTATCTCACCTGAGGGTCTTATGATTCTTGCTGGTGCCGGACTTATTCAACCTTCTCAGGCTCCTGGTGGTTCTCTTAAGCAGCACATTACTGAGACTGTTGCTAAGATTTCTGACACACCTACTACAAGTAAGCCTGGTGCTAAGGTTGTTTCTGGTACACTCACAATCGCTCTTCCATCAGGTAATACTCCTGTTACAAGCAATGACCAGGATACAATCTATGTATTGCCTGTAAAGGACGGAGAGATTATTTCTGAGCCTTATATTGGTACAATTGCTGATGGCATTATTACTGTAGCAGCTATTGCTAATAGAACTCGTGGTGGTGATACAGTTGCTTACTCTGTAACTACTGAGATCAAAGATGCAGATTTCGACTCTGTAATCGTTGACTACTATGTAGCTCAGACAGATGATGCTGTAATGCAGATCAATATCACACCTGACTCATTCGGTGGTGCTTTCTATCTTGAGGCTTCTACTCTCTTCAGAAATGAAGATGGTATTGACGTTCCTGCTGAGTTCATCATCCCTAACTGCCGTGTTCAGTCTAACTTCAGCTTCTCAATGGCTGCAACTGGTGACCCTTCAACATTCACCTTTGCTCTTGACTGCTTCCCTGATTACACCAGATGGGATCCTACTACTAAGGTTCTTGCTCAGATTCAGGTTATTCCTCAGGATGCTGAGAGTGGTGCTTACAGAGAGACTACTAACACCTACGATGTTGCTGGTTAATTAACTCACGTTAATTTTTAGCGAAAGCTAATTAAATTGGGGAGTTCGCTATATGCGGACTCCCCTTTTTTTATTATGTGTAGGAAGGAGGAAAAGGAGAAAATGATAAAAATTCCGTTTCAACAATGGAAAGCAATGCCAAATCATGTATCAAATTACATGAAAGCAAAAGATGAAATGCTTGAACAAATAAATGGGTTTACTCAAACACAAGCAAAAGAATTAGAAGAGAGTTTAAATTATATAGTTACAAATAAAGACTTAAATATGGAAAATTTATCTGAATTAATTTTATCTAAAATACCTTCTTATATAGAACGAGGAAAAGAGTTAGGAGTACAAGCAATAGGTAATGAAAGTTTTAATATTACCACTCAAGAAATAGAAGAAGCAAAACAAGAATATAATATAGAAAGAGCAATTTTAACAAATTTACAAAAAGACACAACTGAATATTTGGGACAACAAATAGAAGTGAAAAGAGCTCTAAGTAAAGTAAAAGCATTACAAGGTCAAATTTCTACTATCAAAGGTGATTTATTTGAAGCCTTTTTACAAATGGTGATTCCAGTAGTAGCAAAAAATGTACAAGATTTATCTGAGCAGGAAATAGAAATTTTAATAAATAAGTTACAAACTGATATTTCTAAACCAGATAAGATTGAAACTCAAGGAAATGTACCCAGACCTGTAAAATTAGAATTTACCGATGATAAAAATTCCATCTCTTCTCAAGGTAAAACCGATGTTGTTGTAAAATCTCCACTTTTTAACAATGAGCAGTTGAATATTTCTGCCAAGAATTATTCAGCATTAAGAAATATACATATTTTGAGCAAAGGTAATATTTTAGGTATGGTTCGCCAATGGCCTGTAACTTTAGAAGCGCAAGATTATTTTTTAAATGCTTTAACAGTATGGGCCTCTCCTCATGCTACATTACAAGCTGGAAAAATGTTGTTTGCAATACAAGGTTTATCTGGTACAAGTAGTACTGAATTAAAAGCAAATGTGTTAATATTAAATATAAATAAGAATAAAGACTACCCTATTATAGTAGTTTCAATACCTGATATTTTGAAAAAAATTATAAATGGAACACAGACTAATTTCAATAGGAGTTTTCAATTCGAATTTAAACCAGAATTACAATTATTTAAAACTAATCAAATTAGAACCGAAGAAAAATTTAATAAAAAGATAAATCAAGCTACTGTTTCAATAAAATTAGCGAAAGCAAAAATAACAGCTGAATATTTGAATCAATTGTTGTAAATATAAAAAATTTCCTAATTAAAAAATTTTTTGATATAATATATTCATAGAGAAAAAGGAGGATATATAAAATATGGCTAAAGTTAGTTTTACTAAGTTAGGTCTTAAGAAGAATGAAGAAATTAAGATAATTAAATTTAATGATATAGAGATTGAGGTTAAGCAATATTTACCCACTAATGACAAGTTAGCACTTATTGGTAATGTAATTAACAATTCACATTCTACCAATTTTGCTAACCCAGTATTGATTGAGGTAATGGGTAGTCTTGAGATTATCTATGCTTATACCAATATCAATTTTACAGATAAGCAGAAGGAAGACCCAATGAAGTTGTATGACCTTCTCAATAGTTCGGGTCTTATTGATGCGATCGTATCAGCAATTCCGCAAGTCGAATATGAAACTGTAATTGATGGTATTTCTGATACTATTGAAGCGGTTTATGCTTACGAGAATTCTGCTATGGGAATTTTGAACACAATTAGTAAAGATTATTCTAATTTGGAACTTGATGCTACTAAGATTAGTGAAAAGTTATCTGACGAGAAGAACCTTGGACTTCTTAAGGAAGTTGTAACCAAATTAGGATAATGTATATCTTTTAATTTTCAATATAATTGAGAGTTAGGGGAGGAGAGTTTCACGACTCTTCTCCCCTTTTTTTATTTGCAAATAAAAGAAGAAAAATATGAGAGAAAGGAGAGCAAATAATATGCCAAAACAATTAAATGTTGATTTGACTTTTAGAGCGAACACTGACCAAGCCAAAAGACAAATAGCTGATTTGCAGAAAAGTTTACAAGCAGTTGGTACTTCTTCTAAAGGAATTGACATAGGAGTTAATGCAGAAGAAATAAAGAAGGCTTCTGCGGCTGCAGCTGAGTTACAAAGACATCTTACAGCAGCTACCGATGTTAACACTGGTAAATTAAACCTGTCAACATTTTCAGCTTCTTTAAAAGCCTCTGGTAAAACACTTCAGCAATATAAAGCAGAGTTAGAGGCTATTGGTCCACAAGGACAAAAGGCTTTCGACAACTTATCGAGATCGATTGCTAATGCAGAAGCACCTATTAAGAGAACAAATAAACTTCTCGCAGAAATGGGAACAGTATTAAAAAATACTATTAGATGGCAATTATCTTCAACTATGATTCATGGCTTCATGGGCGCAGTACAACAAGCCTATGGATATGTTCAAGATTTAAATGAATCATTGACAAATATACGTATTGTAACCGGCCAGTCTACAGAACAAATGGCCGCTTTTGCGGACAGGGCCAACAAGGCCGCACAGAGTTTGAGCACTACTACCACTGCTTATACTGATGCTGCACTTATTTTCTATCAGCAAGGTTTAAGTGATAAAGAGGTAGAAGAGAGAACAAATGCTACTATTAAGATGGCTCAGGTAACTGGTGACTCTGTTCAAGAAGTTTCATCTTATATGACTGCAATTTGGAACAACTTTGATGATGGTTCTGAATCACTTGAGCACTATACTGATGTTATCACCGCTCTTGGTGCTGCAACCGCTTCAAGTTCTGCAGAAATTTCACAAGGTCTTGAAAAGTTCGCTTCTATTGCTGATACTGTTGGTTTGTCTTATGAATATGCTACAACTGCTTTGGCTACTGTAGTTGCACAAACTCGTCAATCTGCTGACGTAGTAGGTACTGCTTTTAAGACAATGTTTGCTCGTATTCAAGACTTGGAACTTGGTAAAACGCTTGAGGATGGAGTTGATTTAGGTCAATATTCAAAGGCTCTTGCTAAGGTTGGAGTCGATGTTATGGATGCTAATGGTCAGCTTCGCGCTATGGACGATATTCTTGATGATATTGGACAGAGATGGAGTGAACTTGGTGAAGCAGAAAGAGTTGCATTGGCTCAGAATGTAGCTGGTCAGCGTCAGTATGCTCAATTCATGGCCATCTTTGAGAACTGGGACACATTTCAAGAAAATTTAAAAGTAGCAAATACTTCAGATGGTACATTACAGAAGCAAGCTGATATTTATGCTGAATCATGGGAAGGTGCCGAGAAACGTGTTAGAGCGGCAATGGAAGATATTTATGATGATATTTTAAATGATAAATTCTTTATTCAACTTACTAATGGTTTTGCAGAAGTGCTTAAAGGTGTAAAAGGTCTTATGGAAGGCATGGGTGGACTTAAGGGTATGATACCTATTTTTGCTGGTTTTATTACACAAAAACTTGCAAAAGAAGCACCTACTGCTTTAAATAAAATAAAAGAAAATTTAATGATTATCTCTGGTAAAGCTGGAGAGGTTGCTAATAGAACTCAACAAGAGAATTTAAATACTATTCAAACAGAACAAAGAACTTTTAATAATGTGTATAGAGTATTTGATCAAAGTGCTGCTAGACAGGGAGAATTACAAGGGCTTGAAGCTTTAGCGAAAGCAAGAATGATAGTAAATAAAAATGCTCATTTATATTCCGAACAAGAAAAAGCTGATGCTGAAGCGCAAATAGCAAAGATAAATGAAATAACACAAAATCTCAAAAAAGAAGGACAGGCTTATGATGAATTAAAATCTAAAAGAGATAATCATTTAGATGCAATTGAGAATCAAGTTGCCCCTGGAGATTATGCTGCATTCATGAATTTTGGAGAAAAAGCAGCAAAAAATGCCGCTTTAGTACGTGAAGTAGATAAAGATTTTACTTCAAAGGCAAATGCAATTTATGATCAAGTTAGCACAGATGCTTCTGAGTATAATAAAAGAATTCAAGAATTAATAAATAGTTATAGTAAACTTGGTTCTGAAAATAAAAAAGTAGCTGATTACTTAAAGGAAGTACAAACTGCATTTGATTTAGCAGATGGCGATGTTAAAGAGTTTAATAATGATATTCAATCAGGTTTTAAAGCTGGAGCGACTGCCTCAACTAGTCTTGAAGCAGCTTTAACAGTAATTCAAAATTATGCCAATTTGCCAGATGAAGAAGTTAATAAATTAAGAGAAGAATTATTAGGTTCTGCTAATGCCGCAGTTCAATTTAATAATAATTTACAACAAAGTGAGCAGATTTTCCCTCAATTGCAAGATAAAATAGCTTCTACTTCTGAAGTAATTGCTTCAATTGGTGGGGCTATGATGACCATGCAAGGTCAAATAACAGCTATTGGTTCTAGCTTTAGTACATTGTTTGATGAAGATGCATCTGCAGCTGAACGTTTTGGTGCAGCCATTGGTTTAGTATCAAGTTCTATAATGACATTAAATGCCTTATCTAAAGTAACACAAACATTGCAAAGTAGTGAAATAGGAAAGAAAACTTTAAATGTTGCGGTAACTAAAATATTAGCAAAAGTTAAAAAAGATAATGCAGTTGCAAGTGATAAAGAAGCTGCAAAAACTGGCGCTGACGCGGGGGCACAAGTAGCTGATGCGGCAGGAAAAGGAGCTAATACTGCAGCTACACATGGATTAACTGGGGCATTAGTAGGATTAGAAACAGCCGCTCTTCCAGTTTTATTAACAACTTTAGCAATAGGCGCTGCTCTTGCTGCACTTGCTACAGTAGCTTTTTTGGTTTCTAAAGCTATACAGGCTGCTTCTGATGCTTATCACAAAGATGCAATAGCTGCTAAAGAAGCAGCTGAAACTGCTTCTGAATTAAAAGAAAAATTTACCGAAGCTCAAGAGGCTTATGATAGTTTAAAATCATCTCTTGAAAGTTATGAAGATGCTAAAAAGGGTTTAGATGAATTAACTAAAGGTACAGAGGCTTGGACGGAAGCATTAGTTGCAACTAATAAGCAAGCTACTGATTTAATTTTTGCTCTTAACTTGATAAAAGGACAAGATTGGGTATATGATGAAAATGGAGTTATTCAAATCCAGTCTGAAGCAGTACAAAGAGCATTAAATGAGCGTTTAAATACAGTAGTACAATATCAAAATGCTTCAATAATGGCTCAATCTAGAAGCGAATATGCAGATATTCAATCAGATATTACAGATTTTGCAAGACAGCATGAAAGTGAAAATATTACTGTTAGAAGAAGAAATATAAATGGTGGAGAGTTTTTAGATAGATTATCTGAGACAGATTTTAGAAATTTATTTAATGAAGCTTTTAGAATTTATTCTAATGGAGATAGTGGGTTATTAGGTCTTGGAAATGAATATAATGATATTGAAATTAATGAAAATTTACGTAATGAATTAATAGAATTGTGTGAAAGTTTAGAATTTGCTAACAATTCAATTACTGATAGTGCAGAAATGAGTGTTAGAAATGCTTTACAATTAAATGAAGAATTTAATTCTATTGATGATGAAAATGTAAGCGAATTGGTGGCACAGGCTTCTAGTAGAGCATTTAGACAAAATTTAGACCAATATTCAAGAGATTTAGATTATACCAGCAATGAAAATTTAATAGAACAATTTCAAGACTTAGTAGATGATTCAGCCATTTTTGAAGATTCGTCAACTAATGAAGCAGGAAATTTTGAATTTACTCGTTTAGAAAATGGTCAAAGGGTAGATGCAGAACTTAGTAGAGATCAAATTGAAGCACTTGTAGCGAATGCTCAAGCAACTCAAGATTTAAATACTTCTATTTCACAACTTATTATTACTCTTACTCAATATGCAAATGGTACTTTGGCTCAACAAGCAATTGGTACAATAGCCAGCACTGGAAGTTTAGAGGGAGCAACCTTTGGTCAATTTAGAGATTTAAGTACCGGTTTTGATGCAGATGAAAATAATTTAATTACTGGTCAAGAAGTACTTGATTATTTAATTCAAGATGCGGGTGGAACTGAAGCCGCATTAGAGCAAAGAGCTAGTGAATTAGGTTACACAAGTGGACAGGCTTATTATGATGCTGTTTGGGAAGCTTTTGTACAAGGTAATGCGATGTGGGGAGATATAGCATCCCAAGGTTTGGAAGGTATAGATTCTCAACTTGTTGATTCTTTAACTGGAGAAAATGCCAGTCGCATTATTGGTAAAGTGTCAGAATTAACACTCGGACCACTCGGAGAACAAGCTGGTGATTCATTTATTTCTGGCATAAATACTGCTTTAGAAGGAGTGGATGTAGATTCAAGAACAGATGCTCTTAATAGTTTCTTAGATATAGACTGGTCTTCTGACAATGCCTTAGAGCAAATGGCAGAGAATATGTCTGAGTTTGGAGCAGAAATAGATATAACTTCTTCTTATTGGCAAAATTTTGCCGAAGAAATGCAGCAAGCTGATAGTTATGTTCCAGCTTTTGAAGATTTAAAGCAAAATCTCCAAGATGTAAGTGCTATACTTGGTAAATTAGATTTTGGTTCTGCCATATCACCAGAAGATTATGAGACATTAGTTGCTTATAATGATGAATGGGAAAGATTTTTCATACTTCAAGCTGATGGTAGCCGTAAATTTATTGGTAATTCTCAACAAATGCTTGAAGCTACACGTGCTCAAATTAGAGAACAACAATTAGAATTAAATGAACAAAGAGCTATGGCTGAACAGTTTAGTTCTAATTGGCGTGATGTAGATTGGAGTAATTTGACAAATAGAACCACAGGTAATACTTATAGTTATTCTTCTATTGTTTCTGGCTTAATGAATGGTTCTGATAATACACAAGCAGTATTAGAGCAACTTGGTTATAGTTCAGATAGATTACAAGAAATCTTAAATGATTTGGATGAAGAAGATGAAGAAGTAGCTTCTGCCGCACGTGAAGCCGTTGAACAGTTAGCATCTCACATAAATGAATTCATAAGTTATGATTTTGCAGAAGATGCACAAGAAATTATGGAAATGTATGCTTCTACTGCAACTGATTATTATGAACTTTCCAGAATGCTTTCTGAAGGTATTATTGATGATGCAGCATACCAAAAGCAATCAGAATACTTATTAAATACTATTACTTCAGTTGAGCAATTAGAAGATGCTTATGCAGCTGGTTATATTGCATTAGAGCAATATAATGAAGTTCTTGACGAAGTAACTAGACGACAAGCCGAAGCCTTTGGATTAGAAGGTGACTCTGTTGTAGTTCAAGCACAAGAAATGGCTGATACCTATGAACTCGAAGCTGGAGCGGCCGCACGTTTAGCACTTCAAAATCAGTTGATGAATAGAGGAGTTAGTACTCTTGTTCAAAATTGGGAAAATTGGAGAGAAGAACTTGAAGCTACTGATACAACAACTCAAGATTATGCAGATACAGTAGTTGATGTAACCAAAGTAATAAAAGATTTAGTTGGTATTGTAGATGATGATTTTGTACTCTCTTCTGGTTTCTTAAAAACTGCAGAAAATATTGAACTTCTTGAACAGGCTGCACAAGGTAGTGAAGAAGCGATTGAACGCTTGGGTATTGCAGTTGCTCAAGATTTAGTTAAAAATTTAGAAGCAGTTGATTTTACTTCTTTAAGTTTTGATAGCGAAGAACAGAAAAATGACTTTAGTAAAATTTTTGAAGGTTTTGAAGAAAATAAAAATATTGTTTTAGCAGGGCTTGAAGAGTTACAGGCGCAAATTAATGACATTGGTGTTGGTGAAGATGTTACTTCAATTTTAGGCGATGAATGGATTACAGCTTTAAATGAGATGGCTATGGCTACTCAAATGTCAGTTGATGACATGAACAACATGCTTAACTCTATTGGAGTAGAAGCTGATGTAGTTACTGTAAGAGAACCTCAAAAAGTTGAAGTGCCAGTATATGAAACAGTTACTCATGTACAAGATGAAGGAGACCCAGAAACTGGAGATGGAAGAGTAGTTAGAACTACAACCAACATGGTTGGCACTGAAACCATGGACGGTTTCGTAGAGGTTGCACAAATCAACACTGGAGAAAAAGTTGGTTCAGCTCCTTCCTCAAGTCGAATTATTAAAACAGGTAATGGCGGCATAAGTTCTAGTGCTAGAGGCTCCGGTTCATCTGGAGGTGGCGGAGGTAGTTCTGGTTCTAAGAAAAAGCCTAAAGATCCAACAGGTGAAATTGAACGTTATCATGTAATCAATAATCAAATTGAAGATAATGAAAAGGCTCTTGATAGGCTTTCTAAGGCAAAAGATAGAGCCTATGGTAAGGCAAAACTTAATGCTATGGATACTGAAATCGCTAAGCAACGCGAATCAGTTGAATTAGCAGAAAGAAAACTCCAAGAGGTAGAGAAATATCTCGAACTTGATAGTGGAGCGATTGCGGCCTTCGGTGCAGAGTTCGACACGAACGGAACCATTGTTAATTATGACCAGCTCATGCAGGAACAGATTGATAAGTATAACGCCGCAGTTGAGGCTTACAACAATGGTCCAATGGACGAAAATGCCGAAGCAGTATTCCAGCAAGCCGAAGATGATTACAATGCTTTCACCGAAGCACTTAAACAATATGAAGAAACTCAAGATTTGTGGTACGAGCAAGCTCAGGCAGTCGCCGATGCTAAAGCAGAAGTATTACAACTTGAACTTGAGAAGACTAATTATAAGGTTGAAATTGGTATCGAATGGGAAGAAGAAGATATTGCAAGATTAGACTTTATGCTCAAGAGAATTGAAGATGATGCTCACAAAGCGGCTGAAGCAATTGGACTTCTTGGTGAGAGAACTGTTGATGCTATGGATAAATATAATGTTTATCAGCAAGGCTTTGCAGATACTTTAAGAAATCTTGGTGTTGGTAATGCCGAAGATGTAATCGCAAGAGCGTCTGCTGGCGAAGACTTGTATGGCATGATTGGTAATATAGTTGATCCTAATGAGATGGCTCAAGCCGTTGATCAGATGGATGATTACATTTCCAACATGATGAGTTCTCTTGAGGACGCACAAGAAAGTGTTGACCAAGCATTTGAAAAGGTTAAAGATTTGTTTAATGAAAATGTTAAGCAAATGGATACTTACATTGAGAAGATTGAGTTCTGTCAGAAGATTACCAAGTCTTATATGAATATCGTAGATATTTTAGGTAAGAAATCACTTGGCATTACCAATGAAATGTTAAGAACTTTCAATACTGAATCTGTAACACAGGCGATTAACAATGAGGCTGCGGCCAAGGCGAAGATGGACTCGATTCAAGCCCAGTTGATGGAATCTCAGGCACGACTCGCGCAAGCCTCTGGTGAACTTGAGCAAAAGTATTGGAACGAAATCATTGAGGAACAAGAAAAAGAACTCATTTCCGCAACAGAGAACTTTCATCAGGCTTGGGAAGACGCTTTACAAGCTAATCTTGAAGCCTTTGAGAATAACATCGAGTTAGTTATAGAGGACTTCTCTAATGCTGTTGGTGACCTCAACGCAATGAAGGCCGAATGGGATCTTCAGAAGAGTCTTACAGACATGTGGGAGCCAGAGTATGAGAGATGGCATCAGTTATCAGATTTAATCAATGACATTAATAAGTCCGTTGATGAAAATGAAAATCTTAAATATAAACAAGACTTACTTGACCTTGAAACTGAAATTGAACAGTTACAAGAACAAGAAGCAAAACTTAGTGAATATGACTTGAATTACCTTAGACTTAGATATGAATCTAAGTTGGCTGAGATTGCACTCGAAGAAGCCCAGGCCGCAAAATCTCAGGTTAGAATGTCAAGAGATAATGAAGGTAATTACAGTTATGTTTATACCGCAGATGAAGAAGCCGTTAATAATGCCGCAGATGATTATAGAAACAAAATCTATGAGATGGAAAAGGCTAATGAGGAATATATTGACACTCTTCAACAACAGCTTTTGGAAATGCACGACAAAATGCTTGAGGATATTCAGCAAGCAGGAGAGTTGTACGGCGTAGGCACTCAGGCTTATTATGATGCAGTTGCAAGAATACAAGAAACTTATGTAGGTCAGTCAGAGTTTATACAATTGCAAATGCAAAATGTATTTACTAACAATCAGAGACTTCGTGACGAGGACATTGTACAGTATGTTGCTTATACTGGTGATATAGCAGCAGAGAATGTGGATTTACAGACAAGTTTTGGTGATACTTATATGGGTATCCAGACTCAAACTGATGATTTACAAACTTACTTCAATGATACTTGGTTACCAGCACTTAGTGAAACATTTGATAATGTAATTCTTAAGGCTGAGGAATATTCACAACAAAATGAAGTTGCTATGGAAACTGCTGGAACCACAATGGATGGTTTCAGAGATAGAGCTTCACAGGATATTCTTGAAGTTACTGAAAGAACTACTGAACTTACTGAAGAGACACAAAGATATGGCGAAACTGCAGTAGATCAGTTTGCACAGGCCGCACGTGCTTGGCAAACAGGTCCTGGTGCTTTACTTGATGCAATTAACGCTCAAGCTACTGCAATAGCTAATTTGGCTCAACAATACACAAGTTTGAAGAGCCAGTTAGATGCAGCAGCACAGGCAGCAAGAGACTTCGCAGCAGCCATGGGTCAGAGAGCAAGTGTTTCTTCCAGCATTCCTTCTGTATCACCTGCTTCTGGTGGTTCTGGTTCACCATCTTCAAGTTCTTTTGGTGGTAGAGGAGCCGGTGGTAAGGGAACATTAATAAATTCTGGTACAGTAACTCCAACAGTTCACTCTAGTGATTATTATAATTGGTTGGCTAATGACCCTAATGCTTCTGAAGAACTTAGAAGAAGAGGACTTTTACGTTTCTTTGATACTGGTGGCTATACTGGTGAATGGGGCGATGATGGTCGTATTGCAGTTCTCCATCAAAAAGAACTTGTACTCAATGCAAAGGATACCTCAAATATTCTTACTGCAGTAGATGTTGTAAGACAATTGGCTAGTTCAATCGACTTCAACACCATGACTGCAAGTCTTGCTACTGCAAGCATTAAGTCTGCTTCTGGTAATTCCGGAACAGTTGAACAAAGAGTTGAAATCACTGCTAACTTCCCTAACGCAACTGATAAAAATGAAATTGAACAGGCATTCCAGAATATCGTGAATATGGCTTCACAATACGCACAGCGTAAAAATGACTAAATTTAAGGGGATAGGTTTTATGCCTATCCCTTTTTTTATTTGGTCGATATTATACAATAATCAACAGATTTTTTTGAAGTAATAATAGAATATGGAGAGAAAGGAGAAAACTATGGAAAGTAGCGAATTACAAGAAGGCTTATTTAAAGCGATACAAACTATTGCTAAGTCTGAAGTTAATAAAATGAGCTTTGATAAAACACTCATTTGTACTATTAAAGATAATTCCAATGCCGCTCGTGGTGAGTATTATGTTACTGATAATTCTTCAAGTTTTTATGCTTATTCAGAAGTAACTACTTACCTGGTTGGCGAAACTGTTTTTGTTAAAGTCCCTAATGGTGATTTTAATAATCAAAAACATATTGAAGGTAGATATGTTAGTGCAGCGGGAGAAGACTATAACTATGTTTCTCCTTATACTCAATTTGTTAGTTATACAGTAAATCTTATTGATAACCCAGAGACAGAAGGAGAGTTGCTTACTAATGCAAATACAGCTTTAGAAACTCCTAACGAGGATCCCGCTAGTCAGGATACTGGTCCACTCTGGACCGCAAGTGCAATAAGTAATGCCAACGGTTTTGATTATGATACAATTTACCTTAAAGGAGAATTTAAAACCTTAATAGGTAAAAATGATAAAGATAATAGACAATTACTTACCGGAGAATATGGTTTAATATTAACTTTGAATTTGGGTTATCTTGACTCTACTGGTACTGAACAAACCGAAATTAAACAATTTATCTTTAGTTCTAATGATATGAATGGTAATCCATATGATTTTGAAACTTATTATGTTCAAGAAAAGATTTTTACTTTGGAAAATAAGTATATCAAAGATGGACTACGCATATCTAATGCGTCTATTAGTTTCTATCAATTGGGTGGAGAATATCAATTAGATGAACAAGAGCAATATATTGTAGACCCAAGTGTAACTAAAACTTTCATAAATATCAAAGGTGTTCCTGTACCTTGGTCATTTGAGGGCAATTTCCTTGATAATAACTTGTTTGTTAAAAATCTTGATTTACAACTTGGTTATAAACAAGAAAAAATAAATACTGACAAATTAACTATTATGTCAAAAAAGGTAGATAATGGTTATGGTGTTAATGGACATAATCCTAAACCGTTAACTTATTATTCATATTTGCCCGATACAGAAAAACAAACTTTAATAAAAGAAGGATACCCAGAATGGGAGATTGAAAAAGATTACTCAATTTTCTTAGCTAATTATAATAAAAAAATAATTCAAATTGATAAAAAGAATAGTTTTATTGAAATGTTACAAAATCATACCACTTTTGATTTGAACTTGCAGTATAGATTATATCAATATGTTGACCCGCAGTATGGTGTAGAAGTTGAACCAGATGAATATGCTGGTGAGAACTGGAAACTTGTAGGTGGGCCTTATACCAATGATGAATGGACTTATGAGTTTGATCCTAATATAAGTCATGAAAAAGAAGTATTTAAACTTATCGCTCTTTACGAATCACCTATTGGCTCAGAAGAAGTTATTGATCCAGTAACCGGAGAAGTTATTGTACCAGACACCAAGCACCGCAGATTAGATAGTGCAGATTTAACTTTTGATCTTGTAGGTGAGGTTCAAAAGCCAGAGAATGAATATTTAATAATTGACTGTGATAATGATGGTGAATTTAAGATTTATAATCTCAAAGGTCAATTAATCAATTCTTGGGAAAAAAATAAGAAAAGATATTTATATGCACGTAAAGCTAATTCTAATGCCGTATTGCGTTCTATTACTTGGACTATTCCTTATGTTGATACGATGATAGAGCCAATGTCCTATGAAGAATTCATGGATGGATATTCTGAAAGAGAAAGAGGATACCAAAAGGATGAAAAAGAAGGGGTTATAAATTATACTATTTACAATCCTAAAGAATTAGATTTCTATTTTAGAATAAAAGATTATTTATGTTCCACAAATATTAACAATACTATTTATTGTACCACCAGATTTGATTCTGGTACTTCCTATGAATCAATTGCTAAAACTTTAGATTTTTGTACCATAGATTATTTTGGTACAGAATACAAAATGGATATACGCTTTGTTAATGGTAGAAATGGTATTGCTGTTGGTGAAGAACAAAGAGTAGAAATTAGAGTCTTAAATGCTAAAAATGAAGATATAACAGAACAATTGATTGAAAAAGGTTATATCTTTGACCTTGATTGGTATAGTAAACCAGAAGGAAGTGAGATGGACTTCTCGGAATTAGACTACACAGGTAGAGTAGTTCCGGGTAGATACTCTTTCTTACTCAATGCCGAAGATGATATTATCTATGGTAAAAGAATTAACGAGGCTGGTACAAGAATACGTTCAACTGAAGATGAAGAGTATATTCGTATTATAGAAGATACGGTGGGTGACCAAGGCGACTTAAACTACACAGAAACTCGTGTAATTGAGAGTGATGCAAGTGATCCAAGCATAAAACCTACTCTCCCTACAGATACTCGTGTTACTGAGCTTGGAGAGATTCGTAGAACTGAAACTGATTTTAAGGCTGTTCCAGATTTATTACAACTTTTCAGTTCTCACATAATCAGAGCATATATTCGTGGTAAAGAAGACTTTGAGGGAGATGCTACAACTGGTTCTGGTAACAGAATTTTGGTTACTGGATATTTTCCAGTTCCAGTATCTAGTTCTAACTCGTTCACAGCGTTTGAAGGACCAACTCAAGTTCTATACGACTCCAACGGCGCAAACCCTGCTTACTATAAGAAATCACCTAAATTATATTACATAGATATTGATAATACGGAAAAAGAAAATACCAATGTTAGTTGGGAACTTCTCTATCCTACTGGTGAGCCAATAGCAGATTTTGACGAGTTTGAGCTTACTCAACCCGGTAATATTTTGAAAGCACCGCCAATTGTAATGGAAGGAAGAAAGTGTTTTAATATTATCGCTAAATCTAATTTAGATAATTCAGTTTTATGGATACAACCAGTACCAGTATTTAAAGATTTATGGGATGATCCAATTTTAAACAACTGGAAGGCCAGCAATACTTCTATTGGCTCAGTAGTTATGGGTATTTCTCATCTAAATCATAATGGTAAACTTTCTGGAGTCTTTCTTGGAGAAATGGAAGATGCTAATAAAATGGCTCATTTAGAACAATTAAAAGTAACAAAGTTAGAAGAAATTGATAATACGATGAGCAGTATTGATGCAGCAATTATTATATTAGACAATTTGTATGCTCAAGGTGCTTCAGATGAACAGATAACACAACAAATTACCATTGTCAATAATTTAAATACTCAATTAAGTAATGAACAAGAAGAATTAGCACAAATAAATAATGATATAGAAACCTGCGAAAAAATTATAGGTTTGTTTGGAGTACGTAATACTGATGATGTTTATTTTCAACTCACAGAGTTTGGTGATTTTACCGTTGGTGAAAATAATGAAATTAAAATTGGATATTCTGATAAGTTAATTCAAAGTAGCGATAATTCTTCTATTTTAATTAACTTAAAAAATGGTAAATTTAATTTTAATCATACAAACTTGATTATAAATCCAGAAGCTTCTAATGGAGTAGTAATTAAAACTCCGGGATTGAGTTTACATAGTAACGGTTTAATTGAAACCAGTTCTGATAAAATTAAAATACAAGGAAACGAATTAAAAGTAACTATATTGGAATTAAAAGATCCAAGAACAGGTGCAATAAGACATTATCGAGTTCTTGCAGAAGACTTAGGTGCTGTAGTTGAACATTATCTTGAACTTGAGAATGGTAAAGCATTTGAATTGCTTGATGATTCTTTCTTCGAGTTGGAAAAAACTCAATAAAGGAGACAAAGGTGATGAATAAATTAACTAAAATAATGACTAATGAACAAATTTATCGTATTGCCATAGGATTTTATAAAAACTTTAATGGGGATTTAATCCTCCCCATTAAAGTTAATTTTTACTTAACAAAGAATAAAAATTACTTCTTACAATTAGGACAACAAATTGAAGAATTTAAAGATAAAATTTGTGGTGATTATGATGAAAAACTTATTAACCAAAAGTTAAAAGAATTTTCTGAATTACAGCAGGAAGTATCTTTTTATCAAGTCTCTTTGGAAGATTTTGGTGATATAAATCTTTCTATGGAGCAATTAGATACATTAGAATTTATGATAAAGGAGGAGTGATGAATGGCAAAACTTAACCCGCCAATTTTGGAAAATTTAATTCCACCTATGGTTAAACCAGAGTCAGGTGATACAACAAGAGTAGTTATTCCTTATGTCATGAATCGCTCAGTCGGTATTAGTGAAGTTTCTGGTATAAAAGTTAAATTTAGAACAATCGGCGGTATACAAATAGGAGAAGTTGAAGATGCTTCAAGTTATACTGAAACCGAAGTTGTAATAAATGCACTTGATATATCAAAATTTAATGTTGGTCAATATTATAAGGTACAAATAGCTTATGTAGATGGTACTGATGAAATAGGTTATTACTCAAGTGTAGGAATAATCAAATATATCGCTGCACCTTCTATAACTTGTACACAAAGAACAAACATGGGTGATTTTTGTTATAGGGGTGTTTATACACCAAATGAAGAGGATAAGACAGAGAAGTTTTATTCTTCTCATTTTGATTTATATGAAAATGATGTGTTGATAGAATCAACAGAAGAAAAATTGCACATGGATTCTGAAACTGATTACGAAGATTATGAAATTCGTAGAGATTTAGACTTTGATAATAATACTTATAAGGTAGAATTTGTTGCTACAAGTGTAAATAAATATGTGGGTGCGGCCCTCGTTAATGTAGTACCGCAAGAGCTGGATCAATTCCCTACACAGACCCAATTAGTAGCAACCAATAATTACGAGAATGGTTATGTACAATTAACTACTACAGGAGAAGCTTTATCCAGCAACTATACTTATACTATTTGGAGAAAAGCAAATAACTCAGAAAATTGGGAAAAATTAAGTATTATTTTTGTTCAACCATATCAAGATTTTACTGTTGAACATGGCATTACTTATACTTATGCTATACAAGGTATTCCCACTGGAACGGGGAACGCGACCGAGAAGCTGCTCGCCCAACCACTGGCCGCACGCTTCGAAGACATTTGTTTAGGCGATAAAGATAAACATTTAAGAATACAATATAATCCCAGAATCAATTCTTTTAAGCGAACAATTCTTGAATCTAAGATTGACACTATTGGTGGTAAATATCCTATGATTATGAGAAACGGAAATGTTGATTATAGAGAGATTGGTATGGGAGGACTTATTTCTTATCTTATTGACCCCGATGAATTATTCATGGATTTTGAAGATGCACAGGGCAATAAGTATCGTCCAAGCACTATTACAAATAATACTAATGTTCCGCCTTTGCCAACTGCTCTTTCTGATGAAAATAGATATAAAGAGAGATTATTTAGAGAAGCCGTACTTGCTTGGCTTACTAATGGTGAACCAAAGTATTTCCGCTCTCCAACCGAAGGTAATCACATTGTTAGAATTATGAATGTAAGTTTAACTCCTAATGATACATTAGGTAGACTTATCTATTCATTCTCTGCTACTGGTTACGAAATAGATGATAATACTTATGACAATTTGGTAAAAAACAGATTGGCAGGATGGGAGGCATAATATGGCTAACAATCCTTTGCTTGACCAAGATTTTTTATATGAATTATTTAAACAACAAAGTCGTGAAGTTTATGCTAAAATCATTTTGTTAGATTTACAAGAAATGCCTAAAGCAGACTTCAGTGGTAGAGTTACTCAAGGTTCAGTCAATCTTGATGGTAACTCTGCCATTAGACGAACTTGTTCTTTAACCCTGGCCGCAGAGTTAAATGAATCAGATTCTTATATGTGGGCGTTAAATTCAAAATTTAAACTTGAAGTAGGTTTAAAAAATACTATTAACCCTATTTATCCAAATGTAATTTGGTTTCCAGCGGGTATATATTATATTACCAGTTTTAACTTGAATAAAAATACTACTCAAACCACTATTAGTATTAGTGGTAAAGATAAGATGGCTATGTTGACTGGTGACTTAGGTGGTGTGGTTCCCGCACTTACTTGGGACTTTGGTTCTATCGAAATTACAGATGCAGAGGGAAACACAACAGTAGAAAAGTATTTAATCAAGAAAATAATAAGAGAGCTCGTTCACGAGTTCGCAAAAGAACCTTTCCAAAATATTATTATTAACGACTTGGAAGATAATGGTCTTGAGTTGCTTCAGTACAATTACTCTCAGCCAATGTATTTGATTAGAGACGTAGAAGCTGATATTGTTACTCAGTTCACTTTAAGTCCAAACCAAGGTACTTACTATATTGTGCTTAAAAATGGTGATGAATGGACACCTACTTCTCAACAAATTTCTTTTAATGACCCTTCATTTATTTTTGATAATAGAAATAGTGTTATAGGTCAAGGTGAAGAACCAACTTACTTCACAACAGAAGATTATTTGTCATCAGAAAATATTAGACCTTTTACTTGTATAAAAGCAGAAAAGGGAGATACAATAGGTTATAGACCGACAGAGTTAGTTTATGCCGGTGACCTTATTGCTTCTGTTGGTGAGTCAGTGGTTTCTGTTCTCGATAAAATCAAAAATATGTTAGGTGATTATGAATATTTCTATAACCTTGATGGACAGTTTGTATTCCAAAGAAAGAGAATTTCATTAAGTCACCCTTGGAATCAATTAAGTCGTCAGAATGATGATAATAAAGAAATTTATATTGATTTATATGCTGATGAATATGATTTCAGTTTTGATGAAAATACAATAGTTTCTTCTTTCAGTAACACTCCTAATATCGCAAATGTAAAAAATGATTTCATAGTTTGGGGCGAGAAAAAAGGAATAGGCAATAATAAGGTTCCTGTTCATTGTCGCTATGCTATACAGACTAAGCCACAATATTACAAGGCAGTAGATAAAACAGTTTACGTGTCTAAAGAATATGCAACTACTCATGAGACTACTGGCATGAATGTAGTAGATTGGAGAGAAATTATTTATCAGATGGCATTAGATTATAGAAAGCATATGCACGATGCTGCTACTTCTGATGCTGATGTATATACTACCGATGAACTTATTCCATTGATAGCTAAAAATAATCCAGATTATTACCCAGATGGTAATACTGGTTATGAACAGTTTTATACAGATATGGAAGGTTTCTGGAGATTGTTATATAACCCAGAATATTTAGGTACTTACTCTATTGCTGCTGGTCTTACTCAAGAAGAGTACAATGACCCAGATACTGTAGTTTACTACTTCAAGAATCAAGGTGGTGCTCCTTACCAAACCAATGCTTCTTACTACAAGCGCAAAGGTGGTACTGAAGTTTATTATTATGCTGGCAAAGTTACGAGAGAAGAATTTGAAACACAAAGTCTTCTTTATTATTTACCAGTAAATCCTAAAAGTAGTGGCAAGGCTTATGATAGTAATATTACTTATTTCTATCTTGACAATGATGATTACTATATGGATCCAAATAATGCAGACACTTTGTACTGGAACAAAGAGATTTTCTCTAATCCAGAGGGTCTTATATTTTGGTTTGATTTTATAGATGTAGAAAGCAATAGTGAACTTTCTCAATATGCAATAGATAATATTGGTTTAAGAACAATAGCTAAAAATGATAATGCGGTTAAAGCTGTAGTATATAAAGATGTTCCTAATGTTTTATTTGTAGAAAATAAAGACGCAGAAGAAATTGCGGAATTAAAAACACAAAATACTGGCTATACAATTTTACCGCTTAATGAAAATTTAACTAATGTTTTCTCAATGAGTGTTCAAGGTAAATCTGCTAAAGATGAAATTGACTCAATGATTTACAATAAGGCGTGCTGTTGCGAATCTATAACAATGAGTTGTGTCCCCATTTATAGTCTTGAACCAAATGCAAAGATATATGTAAAGGATAGTAAGGCTGGAATAAATGGAGCATATATGGCAGATAGATTATCAATAAATTTGGCTTATAACGGTATGATGAATGTTACCGCTACTAAGATAATAGACAGAATTATTTAAAGGAGGAAAAGGATTATGGATAAGATGGAACTTATTCAACAGATTTTTGAATTGTGTATTGTACCTCTTCTTGCAGTGCTCACAGGCTACATTGTTACATGGATTAAAGCCAAGACCGCGGAGATTGAGCAGAACAAGTATACAGACTTGATTTCTGATACAATTATTCAATGTGTTATTGCTACAAATCAGACTTATGTAGAAGCCTTGAAGAAGGAAGGTAAGTTTGATGCTGAAGCACAGGAGAAGGCTTTTGAAATTACAAAGCAGGCTGTCCTCGCAGTTCTCACTAACCAGGCAAGAGATTTCATTGAAATGTCTTATGGTGATGTTGAGGCTTGGCTTAATCAGCAGATTGAAGCTACTATTAATACTTATAAAAAGGTATAAAAAAATGGGGTTATCCTTAATTGGATAACCCCTTATTTTTTTGCATAAAAAAGAGGGAGACTAAATTAATAGTCTCCCTTTAACTTATGCTTTACTAAAAGTCTGTTTCGCTCTCTCTTGGAGTAGTTTAAACAATTCATCTCCTTCATGATTTCCGCCTAAAGCTTTATAAGCATCATGGTCTTTTACTATTTGATCATATTCTTCTAAAGTTAAATCATGTTCTTGATTTAAAGCATTTCTACAATTCTGTTTAAATTCTCTACCTTGGATAGCCAACAAACCCAGTTTCAATTCAGAAAGGTTGGTTTTAAAACCTTCCATTTCTTTTTCTACTCTTTCGTCTTTCTTCTCAACATGTTCGGTTAAAGCACTAATCTGTTCACTAACCTTTTGGATAATTTCAGTTTTTAATGCTTCTTGTTCAGTTGCCTTTTTTTCTACTTCCAATTTAATGTAACGCTTACCAAAATAAGAAGCAAGACCAATAAAGGCTGTAAATAAAATCTCCAGCCAATATTTTAATAAAAACAACCCAATTTCTTGCCACATGGGTAAAGCCTCCTTGATTTCCAAATTCCTCTACATAGAATTTGGGTTTTACAAGAAGGCTCTTATTTTTTTATGTCCAATCGAATGTTTCGGGATTGGTCTTGATGTAGTGAGTACCGATACATATTGCATCACATTCATCTTGTGTTGCCTTGACAGCATACGTATTAGCTACATACTCAGCCGCATTTCTCTTTTGAGTTGCTCTATCTGCACCCTTAATACCAAGAGTCGATTTCCAACTTGCAGCAAGGACTGCTTCATTGGGTAATTCAAGTTCTGTAAATGTTTCATACAAAACTCCAAAAACTTCTGCTAAAACTTTAAATGTTCTAACATTCTGTACTACATTAGTTTGAAGCTGAATATCTTCAAAAACAACTTCTGTAATTTCATATTTATCAATTAACTCAATAACCTGAGTTTTGATTTTATATAATCTCTCACCAATATCTGGATCGTCTACGCTTATTTTACCATGTGCTACGAGTTTATCCCCATTAAAAACTGCCCAACCGGTAATACGTGAACTTTGATCAAGAGCTAATAACTTACGCACCTGTTGATCCAAATCCGCCAGTTCTCTCGCCCTCTGCTTGGTCATCATCTGCAAGTAGGTACGATTTTATAATGCCCTGTCCCAAACAGTCCCCCTTCTTTAAAAGAATGGGATATGGGGATAAGTTAGCAATTTGGAAAAAGATATGTCCTTCATTGTCAGGATTGTTATAATAATCGGCATCAATAATTCCTACACCATTAGCAAGAATAAGCCAGTACTTCATAGGGCAAGAACTTCTAACCGAAAGTTCAAGATATGTTCCTTCGTCTAATTGAGCCTTAATACCAGTAGGTACTAAAGTTGTACGAGCGTTTGCGGCCTTGGTCAAATTTGCCATATCGTCTAGTGTAATTGGCCAAGCCACCCCGTTAGTGATCACCTCATTAACAAGGTCTGCAGTTATCTCATTAAGACCGGGAACTACCGTATCTTCTGCTACATAGAAATCATATCCGGCAGAGCCCTTTGTCTTACGAACTGGAATAATTATATTTTCATCATCAGCATACTTGCTGATTTTCTCAAAACGCATTAACGGAATCTCCTCTTGAATAAGTAACCTCTGTATCGTAGATAGGATCTTTTACGTCCTCAAATGCAATCTTCGCCTTAACCAATTGATACTCTTCCACGATCTCACCCTTTTGCTTAATGTACTTGGTGGTGTAACTGAAACTAACCAGCTCGCCGCAAGGGAGATCTTCGAGAGACTTTCTCAATTTTAAAGCTGCTTCTACTGTTGGTACTCTATATGTGTTTACAACTTCAATCAAATACTTTTCCATTTTAATTTACCTCTACTATAATATTGTTATTCTTAAAACCAAATGTTAATTCAGGCTTTCTTTCTAATAAACCACTAATATAAGCGTCATCACCAAAGAAATGAATTTTACCAATCTTATTTTGCAAGCAGAAATCTAAAGCCATATTGCCAAGATTTTCAATACCCTCAACCATAATTTTTTCTCCATTTGGAGCAACCATAACTTGAGTTCTTGCAAACATGTCAACACAACAAATTAATTGATTATCCATTGAACTCTACAACCCCCTCATCATAATTAAATAAATACATACAAATTGCACTATTAGAATCCTTTGGCTTTACCCAAATTTCAAGACCATTTCCTTCTTCTGTAATGTCACAAGCCTTAAGGTCTCCAACATTAATAAGGCAATCTTTGAAAACTTCATGGAACTTCTCAGGCGCTCCTTCAGTTCTCTTGAATAAAGTAAAGTATCCAATATCTTTACAATACATTAAGAAGTATGTTCCTTGTGGATTCCACTTCTTAATCACTCCCTCAACCTTACGCCAATCCATATTTCTTTGACTTGCCACAAGGTTTTTATTCATATCATAAAGTGAGAGTTTGAGGTCTGGGTTATAATCTACCCAGGCCTCGTTCTCATACATTTGATATTTCTTTTCATTTTCTATAAATACAATAGTTCCTTCACCAATTTGCTCAGGATTAAGAGAAGCTATTTCAGCACTTTCCTTTACATTAATTATCATTATAAATACTCCTTAAAATTTCTCATATTTATATTATAACATAAAATATTTATTTTTCAAAATTAAGGGGATGTTTCTTTCGCATTAAAACTTCTTGTATTTTGCCTTTATTAAAAGCAGTTGTATAATCACCTGTAAGATAGCCTGTTACTCTTCTTAATCTCTGAATGTTGGTACTACCACACTTTGGACAAGCTTCGTCTATCTCGCCGCAATGACCGCACTTCATACATGTATCACAGGGAACATTGATTGCAAAATAAGGAATATCATGATCCATAGCAAACTGTACTACTGCTTCAACCGCTGCCAAGTTATTACGATCCTGATCACTAAACTCTACATAAGTGATACAACCAGCAGAGCTATAACCTGTTAATTGACTCTCAATCTCAATTTTGTCGAATGGACTCATTCTCTTCCAAACCGGAACATGCATTGAGTTGGTGAAGAAGTCCTTATCACTTACTTCTGGTATTACACCATACTGTTTCTTAAACTTCTGCATAGCAGTATAGCAAAGGTTTTCAGCAGGAGTATAATAAACACCAAAATTGAGTTTGTACTTTTCTTTATATTCTGCACAAAGTGTTTTGAAAGTATTTTCAATTCTCTTTGCTACTTCCATACCCTTTTCAGTTGTATGGTCTGTATTCAAAAGAATTTGAAGTGTTTCCGCAAGTCCCAACTGACCAATAGCAAGAGTACCATGTTTGAGTGCGGAACGTATACCTTCTTCTGGGTTGTAGCCAAACATTGTACCGTTCTCATACATAAACTTTGCTGAACTTGGGGACTGAGAACATATCCACTCAAATCTTTCTATTAACATATCTCTTGCATCAGCTATTGCCAACTTGAGAATATCAATGAAAGTATCGACAATATCATCTTCTGTAAAATTATCTATCTTCTGTACTTCTTCCATAGCTTCCATAGCAAGCGTAGGCATTATGATAGTCACTGGGCAGATATTACCACGACCATCTTTCATCTGCTTGTTCTGGCCAGGAAGTGCGTTGATATCTGCACCATTCGCTGTTCTGCATCCCATTGTTGAGAAGTATGTGGTCGGGTCGTTTGGATCATAACCAGCGTTGCCGCTCCAATCTACATTAGCATAGTTAGGATAAAGTCTCTTTGCAGTTGATTTAAGTGCCAACTGGAATAAGTCATAGTTAGGATCTCCCTCTTTCCTATTTACTCCCTTCATACATTGGAAAATACCACAAGGGAAGATAGAAGTCTTATGTAACTTACCCAAACCTTCAAGTGATACTTCAAGCAAAGCCTTTATTACCATTCTACCTTCTGGAAGAGTACAAGTACCATAGTTGATTGAGGTAAAAGGAAGTTGATTACCTGAACGAGATTGAAGTGTATTCAAGTTGTGATACATTCCCTCAACCGCTTGGCGTACTTCCTTGATTGTCATTTGTATAGCATAATCATATGCTTTCTTATTATTTTTATACATAGAATCCTCAATGCTGATGTTTTTAGGATCTTCTTGTATAACATATTCTTCTAACCAGCTACCGCTTTTTTCTTCTACCCAACGAAGTCCATCTTTATAATGTTTCCAAAATGATTTTCTTACATAAGGAACCATAGTCCAGTCTAAGTGAGTTGCGGAAACACCTCCGAATTGCTGCAAGGATTGAATTTGGAATATTACAGCAACTAACTGGAAAGCTGTATTAACACTATTTGCTGGGCGCACATCTGTCTGTCGGGTATTAAAACCTTCAGCCAATAACTTATCAAATGGAATTGAGAGACAATTGTGCATACCAACTGCGTAACTATCCAAATCGTGAATATAAATTCTGTTGTTTAAATGGTTTTCTTTAGCCATTTTAGATACTATATAATCAAGAGCATATTTCTTAGTCATAACACTTGAAGCTTCACCAATTCTTCCACCAAATGAATGCTCGTCAACATTCGCATTTTGATTCTGAACATTACGTGCTTCAAGTTTTTCACCGATAGCATCAAAGAAGGTAGATTGTGTTTCTCTTGCAACTTCTTTCTTATAGCGGTATCTAATGTAAGCTCTTGCTACATCTGGTCTTTCTGAAACCATTAATTCAAGTTCAACCCAGTCTTGAATAGCTTCAACTCCAACCGGAGTTTTACTCATTCGTATTCTTTTTTCAATATCGGAAGCAATTTCTTTTGCAGTATCTTCTTCATAAAGTTGTCCATCAACTTCTATCATAGCACTATTTACTGCGTCAATTATCTTTTGTCTATCAAAGGAAACTTCTTCACCATTTCTTTTTATAATTTTCAACATATTATCTCTCCTCCTTTTTTGGTATCATAAATAATATGAAAATTATTTAATTAAATTTGTCCAATTTTGGCCTGTAATTTTTCTGCGGCGTGGCTGATGACGTCAACAGCATGGTCTAATTCATCATAATCCTCATTATTTAGTACATTGTGGTGAAAGGGCAAGTCCGCAAAATCTACTCTATCAGTTTTATATCTTCTAAATACTTCTTCAATATCGGGATTGTTTTCTCTTTCAAGTTGTCTAATAAGTCTAATCTTATCTGACGCTTCTATTAAGAAAACATACAATTCAATATCTTTATGTAACATTAAAGATTCTATGCCCTCTGGATTATAAACCCCAATATTTACCTTATCCTTAACCAAACTCTTCAATGGCGTTCCATAAAACCAGTTATTGAAGCAACTTGCTTCGAGCATCTTATCATTTAAAACTTCTTCTGTAAACTGGTCAACAGTATAGAAGTGATAATCTACTCCATCTTCCTCGTTATCTCTCATAGGGCGAGTCGTACATGAGATGATTTTATTTAGTTCATGATTCTCCTCACAGACGGCCCGCAAGATAGTATCTTTACCACTACCGGCCTGTCCTATAATTGCTATCATTTTGAAAGGTTTCTCAGATTTTTCAGCCATTCTTTTATCTCCTCTGTTGGTATATCTTTTTCCATTTCTAAAACTGGAAGTAATAAGCAATCTAATAATTCATGTGCTTCTTTTATGTATTTTTTGTCAATTTTGTTGATGATGATGATCCCGTTGCCGGGAACATCAATCATACTGAGACAGGCGAATAGGAGGGCTTCATAAAGAAGATAACAATTTCTTTCCATATCATCATACTCATTCATCTTCAGCTTCTCCTTGATAACGCTCGTGTCTTAAAATCAAATCACCATCTTTTTCAATTTCATCAATCTTATACAAATGATGTCCACCAGATGATGCATACTTCTTAGCAAAGAACTCTTCTCCAGTTCTTATACCTTGTACTACTATTTTACTTCCTCTATTGAACCAAGACTTTTCTTTAATTGTCTTAGTTCCATCGGGGTTCCTTACTGAGATTTGCTTATCATATAAACTAAACAAACCCTTTGACATTTTTACTGTTACTACTCCTGTCGGGGTCAAAAGTGACACAGTGGACTTGTTCTTGTCCTTTGCAATACAAGTGCCGCAAATCTTCTTAAGAACAAACATCTTAATCTCTTTATCACCCTTTACAAAAGTCCTATCTACTACTGGGTCTTCTGGCATACTGAAGAAGTCTGCAAAACTATACTTTGCTGCATTTACTCTTGACAATGGATGCTCATGATAATAGAAACACAATGCATCCATTTCCCAATCCGATATAGTTCCTTTTGCATATTTATTCCAATCATCCAAGAAGATTAACTCATTTAACTTAATCAAAGTTTCTTCTTTATTTTTACTTAACCAATCTCTTAATGTGTTCATATACTTCTGGTATACATTATCCCAAGAAGTTTTACTTATTATAAAATCTTGGTCAACTAAATTATCTGCTCCAATTTCAATTAAGAAATTAATCGCTCTTTCGTCAAGTTTATACTTATCAGTTCCAAACTTACACATAGCTTTTAAATATCTATTAAATTCAAAAACTCTAACCGCAAGTTTCATATCTGCTTCTTCTGTTGGCACAAGATTATACTTAATCAATCCCGCCATATTTTGCAAAGTCAATCTCTTTTTCTTATCACATGTATTCCATATAAACCAAGCCATGCATATCTTTCTTTGCATGAACGCATCAAACGCTCCACCTTTAATCAAAGATACCATAACCTGTTTAGTTGGCTTAACTCTGTCATAAAAATCTTGAACAGAACTATATGGTCTATTCTCAATAATCTTCATAACAATTTCATCGCCAACATTTGCTAAACTTTTTAATCCGCAGAAGATTGAACCATCTTCCTTATTTGGCTTAAACTCATAAGCCGACTTATTTATATCAGGGAGTTTTACTTTTATCCCTGAATTTTTCATCTTGTTAATTGTGATTGCGACCTTGTTATAATCTGTACCAGTTCCAATACCACCAGAATCTGTAATCGCGCAAGCACAATTCCAATAGATAATAGGATAGTTGAAACACAAGTTCATTTCTTGAAGTCCTATCAACGAATAAGCCAAAGTGTGAGACTGGTTAAATCCATAACCTTTACTCATTGAGATAAGAACTTCCCAAACATACTTTGCAAAGTTTTCCTTAATACCCTTTTCCTTTGTTACTTGATAAAATTCCTTTGTCAATTCTTCAAATTCTTTAGGGTTCTTCTTCGCAATAGACTTTCTTAACTTATCTGCCCAAGTAAGCGAGAAACCTCCAAGTGCGGGCAGTTGTACCAAACTCATGAACTGCTCCTGCGCTATACACAAACCGTAGGATATACCTACTATCGGTTCAAGAATAATCTTTTCATTTATTCCCAAACCATAAGAAGCTAATTCTCTATCCCATGCGCCGGGGTCTCTCTTAAATCTTGCTAACTTGTCTGTTGGCATTTCTGTTGAACCAGGCTGAGCCATAAGTCTAATTGTTGAGTTCAAAATCGCCAAATCATCTACCGAAGTTGGCTTAAGAGTTGCAATACCCTTAATTCCACTCTGCTTCTCCATCTGGAACAATGATTGAATCTGATGATTCCAAATCATTTTCCACATATCTTGATTATCTCTATTAAGTTTATAAATTCCGATAGTATTTTCATATCTATCTCTTAAACTTAAATTCTTATCAATATATCCATCTTCTGTTAACAAATCAAGACAAGTATGTATCTTGTCCAAAGCTTCAACTGAAAGGAGGTCATACTTAATCAAACTTACTGCTTCATCATCGTGAAGGTCAAACTGAGTTATAATATCTCCATTCGGCGCTCTCATTAATGCTGTTGAGTTAGTGAAGTCTTCATCAACGAAAATAACTCCTCCAGCGTGTTCTCCAATTCTACAAATAAGTCCTTCTACTTTTTGAGCAACTTCCCACAATTCTGGATTGTTATTCATTTCTTTAACAAATAATGGAACTGGATCAAAACCATTTTCTTCATCACCATAATAACACTGGTGTAAAGTTCTAATCTGTCCTCTATCTGCCGGAACAAGTGAAGATATATATGCAGCCTCATCTACATCTATGCCCAAACCACGAGCTGCAGTTTGAATTGCTGACTTTGATTTCTCTGTACCAAAAGTAGCAACATTACATACTCTATCTAAACCATAAACTTCACGAAGTTTATTAAGTACATCACTTCTGCGGCCGCCCTCGATGTCGACATCAACATCCAAAACAGATACACGATCAGGGTTCAAAAAACGCCATGGGAAAGTTTTTGTTGTTTCCGCGAGAGGATTAATCTGGGTTATACCCAATACATACAACAGTATAAATCCTACACCGGAGCCACGGCCGCACCCTACCAATGAACCTGCTTCCCAGCATACATCAATAATTCTTTGAAGATTTAAGAAATATGCTGACCATTCTGCATTATTTACTCTTGAAGAAGTCCAAGTCATTTCAAGGTTATTATTTATTTCATCATAAGCCTCTTGGTTCTGTAAGTCTGCATGACTCTCTATACCATTTATAATTGCATCTACTAACTTCTTATCAGAGTTAAATTCAGAATTATTAAAATCAGCTAATTTCGGTATGAGTTCAATATATCTCTTCTTTTTATCTTCTGGTACATACTTCTGTTCAACCCAAGGTAAGTTAGGTATCTTCAATTCTTTTGCTAATTCATAATCTTCACATTTATCTTTAATTTCTTTTATTGCTTCATAAGCCTTGTCAATTTCTTCTCTTGTAAAATAATTAAAGAAACTTTCAAGTTCTTCTGTTCCCATCATATAAGTTGTTGCATAAAATTCATCGACCTCTCTATCACCTTCCTGAGAATTAAGATAAGCCTTGTGAATCGGTGCATCTTCCTTCTTTAAATAATGGCTATCAGTCGTTATTATATATTTAATGTTGAGTTCACCACTCAACTTCTTTAACATCTTATTTACAATAATCTGTTCCTTATTTTTGGAAGGCTGCATCTCTAAATAAAAATTACCTTTACCAAAAATATTCTGAACATTTAAACACCAACCTCTAATATTTGCATACATCTGTTCTGTTGGGTTGGCTACATATCTTAAAATTGCCTTAGGCAAAAATCCTCCAAGACATGCGGTACTTGCTATTACATGACCGGGATTTGCTCCAACTATATCAATCAAATCTTGATAATATGTTGGAACTCTTCTCATTCGTCCATTCATCCATGAACGAGCCCAAGCTCTTGAAGATAATTCTCTAATCTGTCTATGGCCTTCTGCGTCCTTTGCTAAGAGAATGAAGTGATAATAACTATCTTTCTCTCTATCAAAATTTTCCGCAGTTAAACCATCCCGACAAAGATATATCTCATTTCCTAAGATTACCTTAAATTCGGGGTGGTCTTTCTTAATTTTCTTATATTTCTTTTGTACTTTAATTGCATTAGCTACTGTTTCATGTTCTGTAAATGCTACGCACTCATGACCCAACTCAATTGCATAATCGATGACATCATCTACTCTATTGATTGAGTCCCTGAGACGCAAGTTACTAAAATCTGTGTGATTATGTACTGAACCCGGATATCCCTTCATCGAGTACACCTCTTTCTCTTAATTTTCTTACCTATATATTATAACATATTTTATTACTTTTGTCAAATCAGATTATTTTTACTAAGCATATTCAAGTATGTCGCCTATATTACAATCTAACAAAAAACATAATCTTCCTATATTTTCTAATGAAACTTCTTGTCCATTTCGAAATTTAGTCAACGTACTTTGACTAAATAAATTTAATTCTCTTATTGCAGAAGAATTATATCCTTTCCTTTTTAATTCTTCCATAATATTTATTTTATATTTTATTTGTTTTTGATTTTGCTCATAATGTTTTTTTGTTTTCAAAAAAGAAACATAATTAACACTTGGAGCATTTTTAATATTATATCCATTATTTATAGAATCATATTTTAGAATATATTCATTTTCTTTTTTATTCAAATCTTCTTCTTTACACAACTCTAATATTTCAAAAGTAAAATTTTCTATTCCCTCTTTTTGTAATATTTGATCGAAATTTTTTGAAGCTTTATTGTTTAAATGTTCTTTATATCGTTTATTAATATCTTTAG